CGGCTCAGGCGCTCGTACAGTGGGGTAATTTTTTCATTTCTCATGGCTGTACCTCCTGAAACAAAAATGCTCTAAGTGATTGCTTCACTAACCATGACAAAATCATGATTAAGAAGTCACTTAGAGCATATATCACCTGCGGCAAGTTTATAAGCCTTATACTGTCTGACTGCAAACCTACCAAGAGAAGCTCTCCAATCGTCAACCTCTGCGTCTTTGAGCTCGGCATAATTTTCATTTTCCTCTGAAAATTGTTCGTCCTGCTCCCAAGCGTTTTCAATCCACCGTTCAAGATAGTAAAATGCCCAATCAATAGCGTTTTTGAAGGTTTCGTTATCTTCACGGCATTCCGAAGCGTTTACAAAATCAATCAGTGTTTCAAAGTTCCACTCTTCTTCCGGACACATCGTAATGATGAGTGCTATGTATGAGGTGTATAACAGCTTTTCCGCTTTGACCCAAAATTCATCTCCGCCTTTTTGGTCGCCCGTTGTGTTTGTGATAAGTACCTCAACCGTGCGGAGAATATCCTGCTCACGGCTTTCGGGTCGAATATATGCAAACGGGTTGTAGTGCATTGATTTTGAAAAATCAATTGTATTAAAAACTCTGATGCTGTACGGTGTATATCCGATGATTTTTCCGTTTTTAACAACCGGCTTTCCTTTTTGGAGCATTTTGCCGCACTCAACAAGAACCGTTCCTTTAGGGTCTGTTACAACATAGCTTGAGTGCATTTGCATAAGATTCGGCTTGACATAAAAGCGTGTTTTACCCGAACCTGAACCGCCGACAACAAGTACATTCTGATTTCGTGCATACTTGACATTTGAGGGCTTACCCATCGTAATGCGTTCGGTTTGCGTGAGAAGCACATTGTTATCGAAATTCTGCCTGTCCATATACGGCTCAATATCTTTGGGATTACCCCAACGAGCTGAACCGTACTCCTTGTCCTCGGCATATTTTTTTCGGTGCTTACGCTTGTATTCAAGTACAAGTTTTGCAATGACAGCAGTCATAAAGCCGACAAATGCGTCAAGCGGATGAAGAGAGGGAAGAGGATTTGTCAAAGCGTTGCCGAGATTTGTAAAAAAAGGCATTGCCTTAACGCTGATATTTCCCGATATACCAACAGTGCGGTATGCACAGCAAACTTTGTCGCCAATCCAAAAAAACAGCAGGCAAGGCAAAATGAAAATGATTGCTTTTTTTATTTTATCCGTATCTACACGCACCGACATCACCGTCCTAAATTTGACTTGTTGTGAGATTTTTCTTTGTCAACAGCAGCTTGCTTTTCGGATATGACTTTTGCATTTTGCTTAATCTGTTCTCGGTTTACAACCTGAGTGACAGATTTTTTATCAAGTTTTTTTGAAGTACCAAAGGCGTATTCCTTAAAGGCTTTCTGAAAATTTTCTTCTTTACCCGACTGAAAAAATATGCGATATGTAGGCGGTGATGTTGACTTGTCCCGTGTAAGTGCAAAGTCAATATCGTACTTTTTCGCAGTCGATAAAAAATCCTTGATGTTGTTATCGGTAATTTCTATACTTTCAAGAACACCTGTTTTTGCAAGCTTGTTGAAACTCTTAAGACCGGATTTTTGTTTTTTGCCTGATAAGTAATCACGCATTATCTCTTTGAGCAAGTCGCTTGATACGCAGCTTGTCTGCACCAAAAAGTCCATAATCTGTGACATTAAGCGTTCACTTCCTTGGACTCAATGACCGGTTCGGGCATCTGAAAGACCGTTTTCCCGGCTTTGAGCGTTTCAATGAGAGCAAGCAGTACATTTTCGCACTCAGTCGTATTGTTATAAATGCCGAGAACAGTATCGCTGTCGCCGCTAATCTCAGCATCATCTGATGATGCCGATTCAAATCCAACGATGGCATACACCGTTGTTCCGTCAACTTCGCCTTCGTACATTGTCACTTTAGCGAGTTTATCGAAGTTGATAAGCTCGTAGTCTTGACTTATGATTGTCATTTTGTTTTCTCCTTTCAACTTCTGCCCCGTTGGGGCACAAGTTTGTTTTTATCTGCTGTTGTGCAGGTCATAAGCGACTTGCAGGTCGGTATCAAGCTCCATTGTTGTCGGAGCGTTGTAAAGACAGCTCAATAAATAACTTCTCGGATTTTTGATTTGCTTTGTATTTGCGGATGCATCAATTTTTTCAAAAAGATATTCAATATGAGATTCATCTATTGTTTTCAAACGGTCGGCAACAATACCGATTGATGTTTTGATACCGTTAATTGTGACAGAGGTTGTAGGATGAGCGTAAGCCGACACATATACCTCCGCTATCAGGCTGACAATTAAGTCAAGATAACCTTTTTTGCTTTGATGATTGGTGAGTAAGTACATATACGAGATTTGGAGCTGCGTTTCTGCAACGGCATTTTTGTAAATTGAAATTTCTGAGTTCGGGTTGCTTCTATCTATCAATCCATCAGATGATGGGTTTTCAGACTTCGGTTGTGATTTCCCATTAGTTTCTGTAATATGATAGATAGATGGATAAGTATTACTATTCTCAGTATGGTTAATCTCAGTATGAATATATGACTGATTTTCAGAAGTCAAGACTTCTGCTTTATCGAAGTCCAGACTTCGGTTTTTCAGAAGTCTTGACTTCGGTATGGTACTGCTACAATCAAGTTCAGACTTCGGTTTTTTAGAAGTCTTGACTTCGGCACGCTTTTCTTCAGACTTCGGTTTTTCAGAAGTCTGAACAGCTGTTTTAGAAGTAATGCCAGAAGTCTTATTTTTAGACTTGCACTCGGTCAAAGACTTGATTCTTTGCAATACTTTGGTGTTGCTTTTAGATACCGGCTTTGAAAAATTCATAACATAAATTTTTGTAGGCTTTCCCTGACCTTGCTTTTTACGGATTATCAAGCCTATGTTTTCAAGCTCAACGAAAATCTTAACAGCTTTGTCTTTGCCAATGTTCAGACTTTCCTGTGCATTTTCCTGCTTGTAGAAAACATAGGTTTTACCATCAGCATCAACCCATTTGCTTTTTTTAGATAGGGAAGTCCTATCGAGCAAAAATCCATAGAGTAATTTTGCTTCACAGGAAATGCTCTTAAACCTGTCATCGGTAAAAAGCACTTGAGGTACTCTATAAAACTGATACTGTTCGCTGTCGCTGCCATAGAAAAAATCAAACATTATGCACACGCTCCTTTTCGTTAGCCTTTTTCAGCTCGCCCTGAAGTGCGTTGATTTCAGCTTTTCCAAGCTGATTGATTAAATCTGCTACATTCATTACAGCCGATGCAGTAACAGAGTTGCTCAAAATCATTCCAAAGAGCAATTTCGTTTCGGCAGAGTAGCCGTTGTATTCGTTTGTCATAAGTTCTTTTGGCAGATAAATACACTGTCCCATACTAATTCCCATCTTTACTTTTAAATTTCAATCGTTGCCTGCTCAATCGCTTTTTGCCAAATAAAAAAAGCCAATCTCTTTCGAGATTGACTTTAGTCTGTATGAGTATTTAATTTTGTACCCTCAGCGTAACGACATTATGGCGAAGAATACATATGATACCGTTCAATGTTCAGATTCCCGAGGATAAGGTTGATAAGAACCTTACGCATAAGCTCAAAGCCGAAATGACAGCAATTTTCAAATGGTGTATTGACGGCTGTATTCTGTGGCAAAGAGAGGGTTTGAAAATGCCGTCTGCCGTTCTTCAGAGCGTGAGAGAGTACAAGCGTGAAATGGATGTCATTTCCGCCTTTATCGAGGACAGATGTGTGTTAGAGGGTTCGGTTCAGGCAAGCACGCTCTATGCTGCCTATGCAAGCTGGGCGGGGGATAACAACGAATATTGTATGTCAAATACCAAATTCAGCACCGAGCTTGCCAAACGATTTGAAAAAGTAAAGGGAAGAAATTTCAATTATTTCAACGGAATTTCAATTTATAAAGATTGTTAGTGTGGTAGCTTGAGGAGGGTTTACGGGTTTTTCTAACCTTTCGTATAAGAAAAATAAACTAATATATATATAGAAAGGGTTCTTTAAAATCGCACCAAACCCACCACAAGCCTCCGCAGGAGGTAATATGAAAAAATATGATTTTAACAATCCACAGGTGTTTGAACAGCTTGAAGATAAAGCAATTGACGGTCAGCTTGATTACTCAGCCTTTCCTCCGCCCGAATATAAATACTTTTCAAGGCTTGCAAAGGTCGGCTACAACAACCGTCATAAAGGCTGGGACATAAACATCTGCCTTGAATGGCAGGACAAGCTCAGAACGGAGTATAAGCGTGATAGGGACAACGCAGACGAATACCGTATGCTCTCACAAAGAATTATGGATAATGTAAAGAAAAGCGCCGACTTCGTCCGTAAGATGTATCAGTCCCAAACCAACGAGCAAACCGTAATTAATGCCCTCCAAGCCTTAGAATGTCTAACCAACGAAAACGGCTTAACCAAAAGAATAACCGAAAAATTAAAGGAGCATGAAAACAATGACAAACTGCACGAAACATTGGCTTGAAAGTGAGGTAGATAAAAATGATATCAGGAATAACTGAAGTCCTTCCAGAAGAGGCAAACATTTACTCTGAGAATCATAAACTAAATATAAACAGAAAAGAAATTCCGATTGGTGCAGTTGTCTTTTTCGTCAAGAAAAAAGAACCTAAATGGACGATTGGTTTTGGCACGATTGAAGAACACTATACACACGAAATTTGTATTCAGTTATACGATTTCATGGACACACGGTTTATTAATGGTGTTCCTTATGAAAAATTCGAGACGCCTACACATTGGAAAAAGATACCTAAAGATTTTTTCAAAAAAGAAAACTATGATTTTTTTCAACTTACTGTTGAGCCGTTGCCCGAAATTGCAAAACACTTGAATCCTTACAAAGCAGAAGATATTGCAACTGCAATAAAAGAAGGTATATATGTAAAAGTCCAAGATCGTGACTACAGCCACATAGAGGTTGATTATTGTCGTGGTAATAGCGGATATAGACTTGTTCGTTCTTACTTCAACGAACCTCACCACCCGTACCATATCAGTTTACCAGTCGGCGAAGTGTTCAAAACATATGAAGGGGCTCAAAAACTTATTGATGTCCATCGTGCAGAATGGAAAAGAGTAGCAAGCTTGACTGATCTTGAATGGAGTATCGAACAAATAGACAATACAATTAACCGTTGGGCATATTTCGATAATATTTCGGAGAGAAACAAAATTGCCGTTAGAGAAAGAATAATGAACTTTGACAATCTCGAAAATGTCGAAGTACGAATTGCAGACGGTCATATCCAATGGAGATATTATGGCAGAAAGCGTTGGAATACTATTTTGGTTGAAAATGAATAAGGAGAGTGATACGGATTGACGGTTAAAGATTATTTATATTCGGTCAGGGTTTCGGATAAGCTGATCAAAACGAAAGAACACGAGCTGTCGAAACTTAGGTTGAATATTGCGCAGGTATCGGTTAAGCAAAACGAACCTGTTAAGACATCGGGAGTGAATGACCCTATGCGGATTGTTGACAGGATTGCAGACCTACAGACTGAAATCAATCGGGAGATTGACAACCTTGTACGGCTGAAAACTGAAATCCGCAGTAAAATCAACGCACTTGACGATTACCGTTACATTGCGATTTTGACCGAGTATTACATAAATTGTCAGCGGTGGGAGGATATTGCCGAGAGCATGGAAATGAGCGTAAGGCATACGCTGAGGTTGCACGGCGAAGCATTACAGGCATTCCGAAAAAAGTTCGATTTCTCGTAAAATTATTTTGAAATGTCATTGAATGTCACCCTTACCCTGCGTATAATGGTATTATGAAAGTTTGACAAACAGGACATATGCGAAACTCTCCTAAGATAAAAATTGCACAGACCGCTCTCACCCCGAGAGCGGTTTTGTGTTGTGGGGGAAAATCAGATAAAAGAGGTGAGGTGATTGCCCAATGAGAAAAATTTAATACCGTTTACATCTGACCAAAGCCGTGATGAAGCCGTGAAAAACGGAGCAAAGGGCGGTAAGGCTTCGGGCAAGTCACGCCGCCGTAAAAAGAGTATGAAACAGGTTATGGATATGTTACTTTCTTTGCCGGCCAACACTCCTGCCGACTGGGAAATGCTTATTGATATGGGAATTAATGTTGATGAGATTGACGAAGATTTGGTCAATAATTTGCTCGTTGTAAATGCGGCACTTCTCAAAAAGGCTAAAACAGGTGATGTTAATTCTATTAAAGAATTAAGAAATATTATTCGTGACAATGTTTTTGAAAATCATAAAATCAAGCTCGACAATGCCTATCTCGACATTGAACGCAAAAAGGCTGAACCGCCAAAGAGTGACGGTTCGGAGTACAAAGGAATACCGGCTAATATGGTTGCACCGTCGTTTTCGTCGGTGCTTTTTGATATTGAGGGTAAAGAACATTCGGAATATGTTTTCCCCGGCGGAAGAGGTTCAACAAAATCGTCTTTCGTCAGTCTGAATGTTATTGATTTGCTTATGAAGAACGAGGATATGCACGCCTGTATTTTTCGTCAGGTAGCCGACACTCTGCGCAGTTCGGTGTATCAGCAGATTTTGTGGTCAATCTCTGCTCTCGGTCTTGAAAGCGAGTTTAACTGCACCGTGTCACCTCTCGAAATCACGAGGGTAAGCACAGGACAGAAAATATACTTCCGTGGAGCAGATGATCCGGGCAAGATTAAATCAATCAAAGTACCATTCGGCTATATCGGCGTTGTGTGGTTTGAAGAACTTGACCAGTTCACGGGCGAGGAAGCTGTCAGAAAGATTGAACAGTCGGTGATTCGTGGCGGTGACACGGCTTTTAAATTTAAATCGTTCAACCCTCCGAAATCTGCACAGAACTGGGCGAACAAGTATATTAAAATTCCCCGTCAAGACAGGCTCGTTATTGAGAGTACATACCTTACAGTACCGTCAAAATGGCTCGGAAAGCCGTTTATAGATGACGCAGAGTTCCTGAAAGAAACAAACCCTACCGCCTATGAAAACGAGTATATGGGCATTGCTAACGGCACAGGCGGCAATGTATTTGATAATGTTGTTATTCGTGAGGTCACAGATGACGAAATTCAGACCTTTGACAGATTTTACAGAGGAGTTGACTGGGGCTGGTATCCTGATCCGTTTGCCTATGATTGTATGACTTATATTCCAAGTCAACACAAGCTCATTATTTTTGACGAGGAACATTGCAACAAAAAAAGTAACATGGAAACAGCCGAATTGCTCAGAACTAAGCACGGAGTTACAAGTAATGATTTGATTACCTGCGACGATGCAGAACAGAAGTCAGTCGGCGATTACAGGGCTGACGGTTTAATGGCTCGTTCGGCAGAAAAAGGACCCGGTTCGGTTGTTTACTCGATGAAGTGGTTGCAGTCTTTACGGGAGATTGTGATTGATAACACACGCTGTCCGCATACTGCACAGGAGTTTCTCGACTATGAATACGAGCGTGACAAGGACGGCAATGTTATCAGCGGTTATCCCGATAAGGACAACCACCATATTGACGCTGTCAGATATGCAATGAACAGAGTATGGAAACGCAGAGGTGAATAATGGGATTTATAGATTTTTTGAAGGGAGTGTGGAGGCGAATGTTTCCGCTTGAAAATATTCAGCAGGCGCTTAATTTACGGCTTGCGATTACGGCAGAAATGCAAAAGGCTATCGGCGTATGGCAAAACTGCTATGTCGGCAAAGCTCCGTGGCTTGATGAAAATGTCATCAGTTTGAGGCTTGAGCAGTCAATCACAAGGGAGTTTGCTAACGTTACGCTTAACGAAATGACGGTGAACATCTCAAATGAAACGCTGTCAAAATTGTTTGAAACTGCAACCGAGGAGCTTAATTCGGAGTTACAGTCAGGTCTTGCAACAGGCGCAATGGTTATCAAGCCTTTGGGCGGTGACAGGGTGCAATATATCTCGGCAAATGCTTTTGTGCCGATTGAGTTTGACGCAAAGCACAGGCTTGTAAAGGTCATCTTCCCCGAATTTAAGAAAATCGGTGACAACTACTACACAAGGCTTGAATATCACAGCCTTGATAAGGACAAGGGCTTGACTGTTACTAACACGGCTTACCGTTCGTCATCATCCGAGGTTCTCGGTACTGAAATTCCACTCGCTATCATTGACGAGTGGGCAGACTTACCGCCTGCGGTCACATACCCCGATATGAAAAGACCTGCGTTCGGTTATTTCAGAGTGCCGATTAAAAACACGGTTGACGGCTCATCATGCGGTATGTCGATTTTTGACAGCGGACTTGAAATCATTCAGAAAGCCGATATGCAGTTCGGACGGCTTGACTGGGAATTTGAAAGCGGAGAGCGTGCGATTCATGTTGATTCTGCCGCGTTTAAGGACGGCAAAGCCGACAGACTTAACAGGCGTTTGTACCGTGCCGTTGATGTGAATTTGGGCGACGAAGAACTGTTCAAGGACTTTTCGCCTGCATTCAGACAGTCCGACATTACGGACGGCTTGAATACATATCTGCGCATGATTGAGTTTGCGGTCGGTCTTGCATACGGTGACCTTTCAAACCCCGAAACAGTCGCAAAGACCGCCACAGAAGTTTTGTCAGCCAAAATCCGAAAATATAACACAGTGTCGGCAATTCAGAAGCAACTCCGCTATTGTCTTGACGATTTGGTGTATGCTCTTGCCTTTTACAATTCGCTGACAACAAGCGGTTATTCGTTTGTATGCGATTTCAAGGACAGTATTCTGACCGATGAAGAAACCGAACGCAAGCAGGATATTCAGGACTTAAACCTCGGCATTCTTCAAGCGTGGGAATACAGAATGAAATGGTATGGAGAGGACGAAAAGACAGCGAAAAAGAATCTTCCGCAGTCCTCTGAGGTTATCGAATAATGTTCACTCCGACTGAAATTGAGGCTTTGCCCTCGGCTATGGAACAGCTGTACCGCAGTTTACAATTAAATATTATGTCCGACCTTACGGAGCGTTTGAAAGCTAACGGTGAGGAGATAACCTCCGCCGCCGATTGGCAGATTAACAGGCTTTATGAATTGGGCGTGAGCAAGGACGAAATAGACAGCCTTATTCAAAGCACGCTTGATGTGTCGGACGATGAAATCGACAGAATCTATGACGAAGTCGTGAAATCGGGATATGCAAGAAACGAGGAGCTTTATACAGGCAAGGGCAAAGAGTATATTCCTTATGCGGAAAATAAGCAGCTGCAACAGCTTGTAAAGGCGGTGAAAAATCAGACAAAATCGGAGTACAAGAACATTACAGGCTCACTCGGATTTGCCGTGAGAAATGCCGACAATACGCTGTCATTTACTCCGCTTGCGGACTTTTACCAACGCACTCTTGACAACGGACTTATGCAGGTTGCAAGCGGTGCGGTTGATTATAACACAGTCCTCAAAAGGGCGATTAAAGCTATGACCGACAGCGGATTGCGTACCGTTGATTACGCAAGCGGTTGGAGCAATCGTGTTGATGTGGCGGTTTGCAGAGCATTGATGACAGGCTTTAATCAGGTGGTTGCAAAAGTCAACGAGGACAATGCGGAACAGCTCGGTACGGAGTATTTCGAGGTATCGTATCATAGAGGTGCAAGACCTACCCACCAAGTTTGGCAAGGCAGAGTGTACAGCAAAAAGGAACTTGAAACCGTCTGCGGATTGGGTACGGTCACAGGTCTTTGCGGTGCAAATTGCTACCACAGCTATTCGCCGTTTATTAAGGGCGTTGACAAACCAACATACAGCGATGAAGAACTTGACCGTATGAACGAGGAAGAGAACGCACCGAAAGAATACAACGGCAGACAATACACTGCGTATGAAGCACAGCAAAGGCAAAGACGGCTTGAAACCGCAATTCGTGCCGACCGTCAGCAGATTGAATTGCTCACACAGGGCGGTGCAGATGACGATACAATCACAGGTGCAAAGGCAAAATACTTTCAGCGACAGGATGAATATGTAAAGTTTTCCAAGGCAATGAACCTCCCTCAGCAATGGGAAAGAATAACCGTTGACGGCAAAAATGCTTTAGGCTCAAAACTCCCGAAAAAAGCAGGGAATGTCAACAAGATTTCGGGTGATACAGTCGAAAAATCCGTTGACTATATGTCAAAGAGTTTTAGACCTAAATTTTCTCCGCCAAGCTCAATTGATTTTAATAACAATTCTATTAAAATCAAGAAAGTTGAAAACAGTAAATTTGATATTGTTACTGACATTGAGAATACACGAAGAAACAAGGCGGTAAGACTTACCGAAAAATTACTTGATTCAATTAGTAATAATTTACCTGTTGAAATGGAATTACCGAAAGTAGCCGTAATTGATTTTGAAAAGAATAATTTCGGAATTGACGCAATAGGCGGTTATGACAAATCTACAGGCATTTTATACATCAATAGCAAGTATGATACCGAAAGTAAAATCATATCTTATGTGAACAAACAAAAAGATATGTTTGCAAACAAAACTGAATTTGCTCCACTACTTCACGAATTAGGTCACAAATACTATTACGACAGTATTAAAAATCTTGCAAAAGTCAAAAATATAGAGTATAATAAAGCAAAGGGTACTATTGATGAAAAGATTTTGTCTTATATCCAAAATAAAGGAATTAGCAAGAATTTAGATACATTAATTTCTGAATATGCGCAGTCGGGCTATGATAGGCATAAGTACACAGAAATAGTTGCAGAAGTTTTTACTGTTCCTGAAAAAGAACTTGCTTCTGACCTGATAAATTTGGTGGGTGAATAAGTTATGATGTTACATTTTACTGATGAGGAAAGAAAATTATACGATATTATACACGAAAAAAATGGTGTAAAAGCTACTGAAGACGAAAAGGAAAAAGCCTTAGAAAGATTTACAGAAATAGGCAGAGAAAAGTCCAAAAATAATCCGTTTCATCAAGACTAACCGCTCCGTAAAAAGGGCGGTTTTGTTGTTTAACTTGCCGAGAATATGTTCAGAGCAAGAAAAACGGCTTGTTCACGGCATTGCTTAACTTGCCTGCAACTTGCCGTAACCGAACTAAATACATCAAATCAGCACTTTGAGAAATCAGAGTGCTTTTTTATTGCATTTAAACCGGTCGAAATCGACCAGTTTAAAATATTGAAAAGGTGGTGACAGAATGAAAATTAGAGTAACAACAGCATTTAATGACAGGCAGAACGGTTATGTAACCCGACCTGTGAATGAAGTTTTTGAATGTTCCGAGCAGAGAGCAAAGGAACTCATTGACGGTGGTTTTGCAGAAGAGGTCAAGCCTGACGCTCCCAAAAAGCCGAGAGCCAAAGCAGTTAAAACAGAAAAAACAGAAAAAGCGGATTAAGCACTTTACGAATATGTAAGGTGCTTTTTTATTGTCCGAAGACATTAAACTACGGGAGACACCGTGCAAAACTGAAACAGAGAGACACTCTATGAACTGATTACGGGAGACACCCGAAAAACTGAAAGGATATGAAAAAATGGCAGAACCAAATCCAACACCAACCCCCAATGAACCGACACCTGCACCGCAGGGAACACCGCAGGGAAACGCTCCTGCCTTTGATTATGACAAGCTCGCAAGCCTTATTACAGGCAAACAGAGCGTGACAGAGGACACCGTTTTGAAGTCATATTTTAAGGAACAGGGATTGTCAGCCGATGAGATGAAAGAGGCTATCGGTGCTTTTAAAAAGCAGAAAGCCGAGAACACTCCCGACTTTGCAAAAATGCAGTCGGAAGTTGAATCTGCAAACAACGCAAAGCTCACGGCAGAAGTCAACCAATCGGCAACCCTCGAAGCCGTAAAACAGGGCGTTGACATTGCAACCGTTCCGTATGTGCTTAAAATTGCAGACTTTTCAAAGGCTGTGACAGACGGCAAGGTCAATGCGGAAAAGCTGACAGAGGCTGTTAAAAAGGTGCTTGACGATATCCCCGCACTCAAGGGCAAACCTGCCGAGAACGGCACAGGAGTTAAGAAAATCGGCGGTGACGGCAACGGTACATCGGACGGTACAAAACCAAAGGCAAATGTTCCTACCAAAAAATGGAACAGATTTAATATTTAACCAAAGAAAGGATTGAAAAAATCATGGCAAACACAAATAACTATGCCGAGCAGTTCAGCCCTGATCTGCTCGAAATTCTTGTTCAGGGCACACTTACATCACCATTCATCACTTCAAATGTAAAGTGGGTTGGCGCAAGAACTTTCCACTTCACACAGATGAGCACATCAGGCTTTAAGAACCACAATCGCAACGGCGGTTGGAACAAAGGCAAATATACACAGACAGATGTTCCTTTCACTTGCGAGCACGACAGAGATATTGAGTTCCTTGTGGATAAGGCAGATGTTGATGAAACTAACGCAACCGCAAAGGTTGAGAATATTTCAAAGGTGTTTGAGCAGACACAGGTTGCTCCCGAAACAGACGCACTTTTCTTCTCAAAGGTTGCAGCAAAGGCTCAGGCAACAGACGGCTACCATTCTTCAACAAAGACATCGGAGTGGACTAAGGAGAACGCTTATTCAAAGCTCAAAACAATTCTTTCTGCCGGCAAGCTCCGCAGATACAAGGCAAGAGGCACACTTGTTGCCTATGTGACATCTCACATTATGGACTGCCTTGAACAGTCAACAGAGTTCACTCGTAAGATTGAGCTTACACAGATTGCAGAGGGCGGTATCGGCATTGAAACAAGAGTGACCGAGATTGACGGTTGCCCTATCATCGAGGTTATTGACGATGAGCGTTTCTACGATAACTTCAACTTTAACCCCGATGACGGCGGTTTTGAGCCTGCAACAGGCGCTCACAAAATCAATGTTCTTGTTGCTTGCGGTGAAACCTGCAAGACTGTTCCGAAGATTTCAAGCATTTACTTCTTTGCTCCCGGCTCACACACAGAGGGTGACGGCTGGCTCTATCAGAACCGTTCACTTTCCGACACATTCGTATTCCCGAACGGCAAGGACGGCAAAATTGACAGCATTTATGCCGATGTTGACACAACGGCGGTTGCGTAATGTATGCCGATTACATTGAACATCAGGGTGGAGATGAAAACAGTATTATCTCTGCCGAACACATTGATGTTCTGACTTTTAACCGCATTGATTTTGAAAAACTTTCGGAAATGCAGAAGAGAATCATCGGCAGAGTGCATAGCAGACTTACTGCTTTTGAAGAAGAAAATGCCGATATGATTTCTTCCTACCTGAAAAGCTATTCAATCAACGGCACATCAATGGAATTTGGCGTAAGCTGGAACTTAATGTGTATCAGCGGAGTGGCAATTCCTGCCGACCTCTATGCGTTGCTAAAATCAACAGGACTTTGTTATCCTGCAATCTGAAAGGTGCGTGAAAACCGTGAAATTTCCGTCACTTGTAAAAAAGCAGTTCTGCAAAACTCCTGTCGAGGTCACAATCTACGGTGAGGGTGTTACCGAAGACGGAGCACCCCTGACCGTGTTTGAATGCAAAAATCTGTATCCCTCCGACAGCTTGTACCCGTCAGCAACCCTGCACGGTGGCTCTGCCTTGTGTAATATGCAGTCAAAGGCAAAGACGGTCTATACCAAAGAGCAGAAAATTGTTCAGGTGTCGGCTGTCTTGCTTTTTGACGGCGACATTGCTCCCGACAGCCCCACTTTAAGCGGTGGCTTTGTAATCCTTGACGGCGTAAAACGAAACATCGTACAGGGTACAAAACACCGCAACCCCGACGGCAAAGTTAATTTTACGGAATTGGATGTGATTTAATGGGATTTTCGGTATCATCAAAAATCAAACTCAATATGCCTGTTGTAAAACAGCTTGATAGGGCAAAGCAACAGGCTCTTGAACAGACAGGTGACGCACTTCTTACACGGGTGAAAAACAAGCAGGTAATGCCGTTTGATACAAGCATACTTCAAGACGATAGTACCGCTGTTGATTATTCACAAAGTGCAAAGGGGATAGTTAAAATTGTGTCAGATACTCCGTATGCAAGACGGTTGTATTTTCATCCCGAGTATAATTTCAGCCGTAAGGAAAACATTGCCGCCGGCGGTAAATGGTTTGCACCGTGGCTTGAGGGCGGTACACGGCAGAATTTTTGCAGTCAAACATTCACTAAAATATATAGGAGAAATACAGGACTTTGATTTACTTATCGGACATCAGAGATTGGCTCAAAAGCGTTACCTCAGCCGAGCATTATTACATCGGCAAGCTTGACAACAAGCAGGACAGGTCCATCGGTGTGTATTCATTAAAGCAGTCGGGAACACCCACAAGGGCAATCGGCGGTGAAAGCACCTACGATACAATAAGCGTGTCTTTGCTTATCCATTACACCGACAACGCAAGAGAAACCGAGGAGTTTGCACGCAGACTTTACGAAACGCTTTACGGCATTAAAAATGTTGAAATTAAGGAACACAAAATCTATATAATCGAACTGCTCACGGAAGAACCCGTTGATGTGGGAACAGACGACAAGGGTGTGTATGAGCAGGTCATTGAAGTTAAATTTTATTACGAAAGGAAGTAATTTTATGGCAAAAGTTGAATCGGGAGTATTCCCGTGCTATGAAAATCAGTTTGCGGTTGGCAAGGCAGGAACAGAATCCGCCACGACAAATATTGCTAACTGCGAAGAATTTTCTGTTGCATTTGACAACGGTGTCGAGGAATGGACAGCCTTTGAAAACGAGGGCTGGAAGTCAAGGCTTATGACAGCAAAGTCAATCACAATTTCGGTAAAGGGCAAGCGTACAATCGGTGACGCAGGCAATGACCAGATTGCCGCCCTTGCATTTGAAAACGGCAGAAAGACAGAAGTTTCGTTTATGTGGACCTTCCCCAACGGTGCAACCGTCCTCTTTAAAAATGCAGTTGTATCCGTTACATCAAACGGTGCAGGCGCAAGTACGGGTGTTGCTCCGCTTGAATTTGAAGTTATGTCAAACGGCAAACCCGTATATACAGCAGCCGCTTAAAAAACGAAAGGAATGAACGATTATGTCAAAGTTAATTGATATTACAGACAAACTTAATTTTGAGGAAAAGCCGAGTGTCAGAGTTAAAAATGTTGACCTTGCAATCAACAATGACGCAGTTTCAATGCTCAAAGTTGCGGCACTTTTTGAGGACGGCAACGGTAAAAGTAAAGATGTTATCGAAATGTATCATCTTCTTTTTGATGAATCCGAGAGAGAAAAGATTGAAAAGTTACAGCTGAATATGCACGATTTCAACGTCCTTATCAGCGAATCCGCCAAAATCGCAACAGGCGATTTGACTGATGAGGGGGAAGTTCAGACCCCGGCTACGACCTGATTGATGACTTTGATTTAATCGTGTCGAGCTTTCGCTCGGAGTACGGGGTCAGCATTTATTCAAAGGATTTTGCTAAAATGAGTTGGAATGAGTTCTGCTCACTTCTGCAAGGCTTAGGACCCGAAACACCGCTTGCAAGAACGGTTCAAATTCGCCTTGAAACCGACAAAGAGGTCTTGAAAAACTTTACTTCGTCACAGCATAAAATCCGCAACAAGTGGCGGTCAAGGAATATAAAGCACTATTCAGACGAAGATATGAACACCGTTCTTGCAGAATTTCAAAACTTTTTTGCCAATCTGTAAATTTGTACATAATTTTCACTGTATCTACAAAATTCTTGACAATGTTAATATATAGTGATAAAATGTAACATACACTAACAAATTTATTAAGGAGAGTGTATGTTTATGAAATGTCCACATTGCGGAAACGAATTAAAGGACGATGCAAAATTTTGCGACAAGTGCGGTGCAGGCTTTGGCGGAAACGATTCAACCTCGGCAACCGTAAATCCTGTAAATGCGAAGAAGAAAATTTACAAGCGTTGGTATTTTTGGGTTATTATCGTTGTTGCTATTATGATTGTTGGCGGTGTAAACGGTGCAATTAACGGTAACAGCGGTTCAAACAAATCAAAGCAGGAAACTACTGTTGCAAATCAGAGTTCAGAAAAAACAACTGAAAAAGCGACAGAAGCACCGACCACAAAAGAAGTTGCAACAGAAAAGCCTACTAAAGACCCGAAGAAGGTTGAAAAAGAATTTAAAGACGGTTGCAAAACAGTCGACTTTAAAACTCTTTCAAGAAACCCTGACAAGTACAAAGGTAATGACTACAAGTTTGAAGGTCAGATTATTCAGGTTCAGGAAGGCTGGGGCGATTCGGTTGACCTGAGAATCAATATAACCAAAGAAGAAAATGAGTATCTTGATGAACCATTGTGGACTGATACAATCTACGCAACTGTAGAAATTCCTGACGGTGCGGACAAACTCCTTGAAGATGATGTAATCACATTCTGGGGAACTTGTGACGGCGACTATACATATGAAACCGTAATGGGCAACAATGTGTCACTTCCGAAAATCGACATCAAATACTACGAACTCAACAAATAAAACAAAAAGCCACTCCAAATGGGGTGGCTGTTCTTTTGCAAAAATTTTATTGGCGTACATCATAACGGTGTGCGCTGTTTTTATGCCTGTTTTTAAAAAATCTAAAATGAAAGGAAGTGGTGAATATGGCGACAAAGGCGGGTGAAATTGAGCTTGATGTCAGGCTTACGGGGGATGATATTTCCAAAACATTGCATAAGATTTCCGATTCAATTACAAAAAAGTTTGATTCGGCATTTTCAAGTCTTTCAAAAGATTTTGAAAATGTAAGCACGGATATGAAACAGTCCTTTTCAAAGGTTTCGGAGGGCGTTTCTCAGAAAACCGAGAAAGAGTTTTCAAACATCAAAGGCAGCGGTGAGCAGTTAAGCAATTCGGTTTCATCTTCGTTTAAGAAAATAGGAATGGCTGTGGTTGCCGCTTTTTCTGTTGCAAAAATCAAGGAGTTCGGTCAGCAGTGCATTGAATCGGCTGCGGAAGTCAATGCGGCAAATTCGCAGTTTGAGCAGACATTCGGCACAATGCAGTCACAGGCAGAATCAGCCATTCAGAGCGTTGCCAATCAGAGCGGTATTCTTGAAACCCGATTGCAGGGCGTCGGCACAAGCATTTATGCCTTTGCAAAAACTACGGGTATGGACAGTTCAAGTGCTTTGGGAATGATGCAGGAGGCTTTACAGGTAACAGCCGACAGTGCCGCATATTACGACCGTTCGCTTGAAGACACCGCAGAAAGCCTGAAATCATTCCTCAAAGGTAACTTTGAAAATGACGCCGCACTCGGTTTGTCCTGTACTGAAACCACACGAAATGCGGCGGCTAATAAGCTGTATGGCAAGTCATTTATGGATTTGTCGGAATCGCAGAAACAGCTCACGCTTTTGCAAATGGTCAAGGACGCCAATCAGCTTTCGGGTGCTATGGGACAGGCAAGCCGTGAAGCAGACGGTTGGGAGAATGTAACGGGCAACCTCAGAGAAAGTTGGAAACAGCTCCTTGCCGTAGTCGGTCAGCCTATTCTTCAGGTGGCAACTCAGGTTGTAAAGCGGTTGAGTTCCGCACTTGCGACTTTAACGGAATATGCCAAAGGTGCGGTTGAATCGCTTTCAAAGGTCTTCGGCTGGGATACAGGCAACAACACCGCAAGCAATATCAAATCTGCGTCCGATTCTGCCAAAAGCCTTACGGATACGGCAGATGACAGTTCAAAGTCACTTGATAATGTTCAGAAAAGTTCCGAAAAAGCAAAGAGAAGTGTTGCGGGCTTTGATAAGCTGAATGTGCTTTCAAGTACCGATAGTTCTTCAAAGTCAGATACATCTTCATCAAAAAGCTCATCAGGCGGTTCATCGGGCGGAGCTGTTGCAAAGAATGTTGTCAAGGACACAAGCAAAAATCTTTCGGGGGCATTCAAAAATCTATACGAAAAAAGCGGATTCAAAGGCTTTGTCGAGAATGTACAGAAAGGTATTAACAAGGTTGATTGGTCAGCTATAGGCAAGAACTGCAAAACCATTTTTGATAATGCTGTTCCCATAGTTCAAAAGGCATTTGGCACAATGCAAAAGGTCGGTTCTGCAAAACTCGGGGCAATTGGCTCCGCATTCGGAGCGGTTGCGACAATCGGTGGAAAGTCGTTTCAGACCATTTCAGGCGGTGTTGCTAAGTGGATTTCAAAAGACAGGGAAAAGATTATCGGCTTTATAGACACCATAGGCAACAATCTTACAAACGGCTATAACAACCTTTCAATCTTTTTTGATAATTTCGGTACACTTGCAGGCAATGCAATTGACAATGTTCGCCCTCAAATGGAAGAATCAATTTCCAATCTTTTAAGCGATCTTACAACCTTTGCGGGCTCAGTCGGCGAAGTTGTTTCGGGTGCGTTTTCAACTGCAACCGAAAGCCTTGTTGAATGGACTGAAAATGACGGTGCAACAATCACTGAATTTCTCGAAAATTTACAATTGCAGTTTGCAGATGTGTTTAACTTTATCGGTCAAATTTTCGGAGATATCGGAACAATTATCAGTAATTGGTGGAACGGCAACGGACAGCAGATTTTTCAGAATATCTGCAATATGTTTACCAACATTGGCACAACCCTGATGAATGTTTACAATCAATGGATTAAGCCTGCGTGGGATTTTATCGTAGCAATAGTAAAGTCAGCTTGGGAAAACTGGCTGAAGCCTGTTTTTGAGGGTGCAATAAACTTCTTCGGCAAGGTTGCAGACTGTGTTTCAACCGTGTGGAATAACTTCCTGTCACCGTTTGTAAACTGGCTTGTCAGTTTTTGGGGACCTATATTTCAGAATGTTTTCAATGCCGTAAAAAGGGTGTTTGATAATGTGTTTACATTTATCGGTGGGTTGGTTACCTCTATACAGAAAACATTCGGCGGTCTAATTGACTTCATTACAGGTGTTTTCTCAGGCGATTGGAAAAAAGCATGGCAGGGTATCTACGACTTCTTCAAAGGTATTTGGGACGGCATTTGTGCCGTGTTTAAGTTTATTATAAACGCTATCATTGACGGCATAAATGCGTTGTGGACAGGTATTTATAATTTCGTTTCGGGTGTTGTTAATTCAATCGGCGGAATAGCCGGTATTATCGGAGCGGCTTTTGGACAGGATTGGAGTTTTTCAATGCCTGAAAATCCGCCTCTCATTCCGAGATTTGAAGAACCCACGGAATCACCGGCACGAAAATTTGCAAAAGGCGGTATTGTTAAAGCTCCGACACTTGCGGTTGTCGGCGATAACGCAGGTGCTAACAGCGGTAACCCTGAGGTTATTTCTCCTCTTAACAAGTTACAGGGTATGCTCGACAATTCGGGCGGTCAGGATACAGTGATTCTCACACAAATTCTTGACCTGCTTAAACGCATTTATGAAATGTTCATTATCTTTCGCAATAACGGTGGCAACACTTATTCGTTTACTGCCGAGCTTGAGGGTTCAACGCTTTTTGAAGAAATGATAAGACAGGATGAGCTTTACAGACGCAGACACAACGGTAAATCCGCATTTGCATAAAGGGGGGATGATATGTCAAATTATAACGGCTATTTGCTTAAATTCGGCAACAACATAATGCCGAATAAGTACATTACCGCATTTTCATCAACTCCGAATCAGCGACTTGAAACTTCTGCGGAACGAGATCAGAACGGTACGCTTCAAAGGGCAACGCTGCCAAATTACAAAACAAAAATTTCGTTTTCAACTCACATTCTTCATCTTGACGAAAAGATTGATTTTCAGTCGATTATCAACCTCTCAATGGCGAATAAGTTACAGAGAAAGTGCAGGGTAACTTATTGGAACGATGAAACGAACAGCTATTACACCTCTTATTTTTATATTCCTGATATTGAATATACCGTAATGAATGCCGAAAAGAATGATATAACCTATCAGCCGATTACTGTTGAGCTGATTGAGTATTAAGGGGTGATTCTTAAAAATGCTTGTATCTAAAGAAATTGCTGATAAGCTGAAAACAAACACACTTTACAACACCGTTGCCCTGCATTCCCCCGACGGCAGTTTTGAGGATATAACAGGTGAAAGTATCGTGCTTGACAGCTTTTCGCTTGAAAATGAAATTGTTGAAAAAGAATTGAAATTCGGCGGTTGCATAGCCTCTGAAATGAGCGTGAAACTCATTGATTATGATTGCTCGGCTTTGATAGGAAAGACAGTACAGGTCATCATAACGGCAACATATCTTGAATCAGAGTTGTATCCGTCAGATGATTTGTACCCGTCAAATACTCTTATTTGTCCTGCCGAAACAGGAACGGTTGAATGTCCTGTTTTCTACGGTAAAATTCAGTCGGCTCAAAGAGATAAAAAACAGCGTAACATCGTCAAAATCACAGCCTATGACGCTTTTTATGATATGTCAAAGGTGGATATGTCTTTGTGGTTTGCAGGCAAAGAGAACGAGGACGGCAGTTTTGCTTATGGTTATGCGCACTATCAAAAAGACGATAATTTTAAGAGCTTTTATTCAATAATCGCAGAATTTGCCAAAGATTATGCAATTACAGGGGTTTCACCGCCGAGCTTATCTGTCTTTAGTGTACCACTGAAATTTGATGATACCTGCGTGGAAAAGGTTATAAAGGACATTACCTTGTCAGGTTTAATCCAAGCTTATGCAGAATTAACTTTGAGCTTTGCCGTTATAGATGCCGACGGAAAAATGCGTTTTAAAAGGCTGTATTCTCAATCTTCCGTTGAAACAATCGATTCGTACAAAGATTTATCCTTTGAAGATTACGAACTTGAGCCTATCCGTATGTACAGTGCTAAATTTGCTGATAAAAAAGCGTTTTTGTATGGCAACAGTAACGATTTTTCGTGGTATGTTTCCGATAACATTTTGATGAGGTGCAGAACAACAGCAAGTGATATCGGCACAAAATATAATTCTGTTAATTTTTTTGGTGATGTATATAAATACCGCCCGACAAAAATTAAGCTGTTTTCGTATTGGTGGCTTGAGGCAGGCGATAAGTACACAATTAAAACTCCGTTTGAAGATTTGCCGACAATCGAAACATTTGTGTTCAATAAGAAAATGGACGGATTTATAACTGCCCTCACATCAAAGGGCGAAAAACGATTAGGAAAGGAAGTAAAAGAAAATGAACAAATACAATAAAATTGTCTTTGTGAACGGCTCTGCTCCGCCCCTCAATGCCGACAACCTCAACCATATGGACGAGGGGATTGAACGGGCAACGGACGGAGCAATTGCACTTGAAACCGAAATAGCCACAGCAAGAGGCGGTCAAAATTCGCTTGGAGCAAGGTTTGATACGACCGACGCAAATCTTGCAAGTAAAGCCAATAAATCGACAACGCTTGCAGGGTACGGAATTACGGACGCATATACGAAGGAAAGAACAGACCAAAAACTTGCCCAAAAGCTCAATTCAATGCCGTTCGACAGCGAACCAAAAAATAACAGCCCGTGTTATCTCACAAGCGGAGCAATTTACAACGCTCTGCTTGTGAAAGCAGATAAAACCGCCTTGGCGACTAAATACGATTCGTCAAATATCGAACTCGGCACAGCTACTCTTACTCCGTACTCTACTCAGATTGATAAAATAAAATCTGCAACTTGCCTTTATGAAAGAATTGGCGATATCGTTATTGTAAATGTCACC